AGCCTATGCGCCGTGTCGGCGTACTTATTAAAGACGCCAGCCTAAAAACGGCAGCGCTCGAAATGGGCATATATGACGGCAACGGCGCCCTTACCAGCCAGCAAAAGGTACTAGCCGCTAACAAGCTCATTTACCAGCAGACGACCGACGCGCAAGGTGATTTCGCCCGTACGAGCGACGGCCTAGCCAACCAGCAGCGCATACTTAAAGCCCGGCTTAAAGACGTTTCGGCCGAGGTCGGCAGCAAACTACTACCGGCAGTAAATACGGCCGTAGGGTACCTAGGCGACCTTTTCGACGTATTCGACGAGGGCGGCGCCGGCGGCGTATTCGGAAAGCTTAAAGACGACCTAGGTAAAGGTTTTAGTATCGCTTTTGAATGGATTAAAACGACCGGTATACCGCTAGCGAAAGACAAACTAGCCGAGCTTGGTAAAGCGTTTTGGGAATGGATTAAAGACGTAGTACCGCCAGCGCTTAGAGCTTTGGGCGAAATGATAGGCAAGTTAGGTAATTGGGTAGTTAATGACGGGTTGCCACTACTACAAAGAAAACTAAAGGAATGGGGCGACGCTTTTGTAAAGTGGATAGGCCCAAATATCGCCCCAATGCTTAAAGAGTTAGGCAAGCTCATAGGCAAGGTCGGCGAATGGCTGGCCACTAAAGCCGTACCGGCCTTGGTGAAATACGCCGCTAAAATGGCTTGGGCGCTTATCGGTTGGACTCTCGACCTAGCACCCCAAATAATTAAAGGCTTAGCCCAAGCCTTTATAGAGATCGTAAAAAAGCTGCCCGGTATCGTCGTAGACCTTTTAAGCAAAATGGGCAACCTAGGCCTAGATATAGCCGCGTCGCTTGGTAAAGGTATCGTAGACGGGCTAGGCAAACTCTTAGAGGGCGGCGGCGATATCGCTAAAAGTATCGTAAACGGCCTTATCGGCTTTATAAATGACAAAGTTATAGGCGGCCTAAATAACCTTTTAGAATTCACAGTAGACCCGCCCGGCCCCGGCAGCTTTACAGTAAACCCGCCCGATATCCCCGAGATACCCAAGCTGGCTAAGGGCGGCATAGTGAACCGACCGACGCTAGCGCTAATTGGTGAGGCTGGCCCCGAGGCGGTAGTACCGTTAAACGGCTCAAACACGCCCGGCGGCAATACTTATATAACTATTGAGGTAAACGGCGGCGACCCAAGGGCCGTAGTTGAGGCTTTAAAGAAATACCAGCGCACAAACGGTTATATACCGATCACGGCGCAAAAAGTGGCCTAAATGAGCCTTGAATATACCGTAAGCTTTTATACCGGCGCTACCAAAAGAACCCTAAACGACGTTTTAAGCTTGGACGTTTCAGTAGGCCGCCGGCTAATCGTCGACAGCTACACACCCGGCATAGCTACTATTAGATCGCGTAATATTGCGGCTTGGCCAGCGACCGTTAAACAAGGCCAGCCGCTAGAGATCGCTAACTCTTTCGGCGTCGTATTTGGTGGCACAATATCCGACGTTCAAATAAACTACGGCCTTAAATCGTCATTAGACGAGGCCACAATTACAGTAGAGGCCGGGTTAAGAAATTGGGGCCGGCGCGAGGTTAAAAACGCCATTTACAGCCAAAACGAGGCCGACGTATACGCAACCGCCATAGCGTCGGGTAATAGTATCCCGTTTACGGTTTATAATTCCCCGCTCAAATATCAAAGCATTTTGAGCGCTCAAACGTATAGCGGGAACCTTTTAGACCTATTAAATACGATCATTATTACCAACGTTTCTAGGCTTTTTGAGGTATGGGATAGCACTAACCGCCGTAGCGAAGTCTTTTTCTATGGTCGAAACGAAACTATAGAGGGCGTCGGGACGGACGCCGACGAACCCGTAGTATTTGCCGACACAGCTAACACCGTCGCCGCCTACCTTGAATTTGACATAGTCGAATTTGCTAGCAGTAGCGAAAACTACTATACGAAAGTAACGGTAAACCCTTTAGGGTTGGCAACCCAAAATAGCACGACCGGCGCCGCCCCATACCAAGAACTAAACATAGATACGCTGGACTATTCCACTACCCAAGCCGACAGCTTAAGCCAATACCTTTTAGCGGCCTTTGGTAGCACCGACGCCCAAATAATGACGTTAAGCGCTACCTATAACCAGCAAGAGAAAACGACGGCCTACGCGGCCACTAAAACCGATCTTTTTAGGAAACTACAATGCAACCAAGGCGCTTTAGAAATAAAGGTAATTTTTAGAGGAACTACCTACTATTGCATTTTAGAGGGTATGCAAATTAACGCTACCCCGACCGACACGAGCGTAACCTTAAATTTAAGCTCACAAGACCTAAATAGCTATCTACGTTGGACACGCCCAAGCCCTTATAATACTTGGGATAACAATAAATGGGGTTTTTAACCTATGGCAACACCAACTAACCTACCGGCTACCGTTTCGGCTGGCTCAACAGCTACTAGCACTTGGGCTAACGATATACGCGGGTCGTTTCGCGTATTACAAGTAGTAACCAATACAAACAGTACGGCGTATTCAAATAGTACCAGCACTTTTACCGACGTCGGCCCGTCGGTAACGATCACGCCCCAAGCGACAAGCTCGAAAATACTAGTTATTTGCAACGTGAACGGCGCCGGGAAACAAACCAACAATACGAGCCTAGACCTACGCCTAAGACGTCAAACGACGACGATATACACGGCGGGCAATAACTTTATTACCGGCACTACAGCAACCAACGGCGGTAGCGTAACTATGGTTTATTTAGATAGCCCAAGCTCAACGGCCGCCCTAACTTACAAGGTACAGGGCGCCAGCAATGCCAATAACGCCAGCGTATACGCCCAACTTTTAGCCGCGTCGGATAGTTCAATAACCGTATTTGAAATATCGGCCTAAGTAGGCTAAAAGTATGAGAATTATTAACCCGTCCAAAGCCCTTATAGCCCTAGTAGCCCTTATTTGCATAACGGTACTTAGGGCGCTCGACAAGCTCGATCAAGCCAGCTTTAACGCTATTGGCGGCTTGATCGTCGGCTACGCCGTAGGTAACGGCCTTGGGGCCGCTAAACGGCAGGACACGCGCGGCATTTTCGGCCCTAAAGACGGCGAATAATGGCAGATATACCCTACCCGTATAAGCGGCTTATAGTTCCGGCGCCGCTAGTTGGCCGTAACGGCGAACTAGCCAGCGAGGAATTAGCCAAGCTTTCGGCGGGCGGTACGGGTTGGTTTAGTGCCGACCCTAAATATTGTGGCGGTTTTGTATTCGCTTTTAACCTTATGTACGACCAAGCAGTAAAAGACGGCGTACAGCTCAAAGCCGTTAGCGAGGGCTACAGGTCATACACCCGGCAAGAGGCGCTTTTCTATGATCGTTACGACGACCAGCCAACCGGCCGTAAACCCGAGGTAACCCGCTACTACGACGGGCGTAAATGGTGGCTAAAGGTCGGCAAAAGCCCAAGCGCAACCCCGGGCTATAGCCCACACGGCTACGGACTAGCACAAGACCTAAACGTAAACGACGCTAATACCTTTACTTGGCTACGGCTTAACGCGCCTAAATGGGGTATTTACCTACAAGGGCCGCCGTCGTATCTCGCTACCGGCCCCAACCCCGAGTACGAGCCTTGGCATTGGCAACTATCCGACGCCAGCAACCCAACCCGGCGCGTACGTCGAGCTTGGCGCCGTCTTTTCGGCTAAACCGACTAAGGTATAGCTACCGCCTAAAGAAACGGGGCAAAATGGGTACCGACCGACCTAACCTAATATTTATGCACGTAGTAAGCCGACGGTTTAACGACGGCAGCGAATACCGAATAGTTGAATATTCGGCTAATGGCCGGGTAAAAGCCTATGGGCAGACCCGAGCCGACCGTAGCCAGCTATGGGGCGAGGCAACCCCGTTAGGTTTTACCGCTTGAGGCGCCTAGCGGCCGGCTTAGCCGTAACCGCTACCGTATTTGCTGGCCCGTTGCCGTTTACCGCTAATAACGCGGTAAGCGCCCCGCAACCCGCCAACGATCACTACCGCGCATATCGAACTACTACTACAGCACCCGCACCCGTTAGCGCGTCAATATTTGACGAGCTGGCCGGCATTGAAACACCTATACCGGCTTGGGCTTTCGCCGTTGCTCAATGCGAAACCGGGCTAAACGCCGCCCATATCGGCCAAGCCAGCGCCGCCTACGGCGAGGGCGCAACGTTTCGGGGCGCTTTCGGCTTTTGGACTACCGCCAACGGTAGCGGCACGTTCGAGGAATACGGCGGCCGCGACCTAACCGGTACCTTTTGGGCTAACGAAACCCGCCTAGACGAGCAGTTACTAATCTTTTACCGTATCCACGAAACCGGCTATACCCATAGCAACGGCCGTTACGTACCGCCCGTAGGGTACGGCTCGAATAATTGCAAAAGGTACGCCGGGCCGATCACGTGGCAAATATGGCCCTAGACCTTGTAACAGCCGTTGCCTACTATTTCGGGGCGTTACTGATACTTAAACTTGTTGCCCGACTCTTTAAAAAGGATACCGACCTATGAGCCGTGAACCGTACGCCGATAGTTGGCAGCATATCCAAGAACTAAATAACGAAATAAACCGGGTACTAGCCGTTGCCGACGATCTTGATACAGCCCGCAACGTTTGGCGGTTGGTGGCTTTCAATTTGGCCAGCGCTTTAGGTTGCGGTTGTACGGGGCATAGTTGCCAAGTTTGCACCCAAGCTTTAGCCGACTTTGAGCGCTGGCAAGGACGCCAAAATAATTTATAAAATAATCCGCTTTAACACTTGACACGGGTACGCGCCGTAGTGTTAAATGGGTTTATGACCAAAGAGACACTAACCACACAAACAGCCCGCCATTGGGAAAACGACAACGGCCAAGCCGTATGTAGCGCTCACGCCGGGAATTACCTAACTACAGCCGTAGAGCAGTACCCAAAGCGTAAAAAGCACGTAACCCCGTTGGGTACTTGGTACGAAATGCCAGCCGACGAGGTCGCCTATATGACGGAAACCTACGGCGGGGCTTGCGAAACTTGCGTATTTGGAAAGGGCTACTAATGAGCGCTAACCAACCGCCAAGGCTTAGCCGTCGTCGTGCGCAAGCGTTAATACGCTTGGCTTGGCTAGGTATGGACTTTGTTAAATACGAGGAACAAAACCCAACCGAACGCGCCGAAATTGACGCCGCCAAAGAGGCTATAGCCGTACTTGTTCATAGATACGGGGCGCCCGAATGAGCGATCAGCCAAGCCTATTTGACCGCCTAACCGAGATCGTAAACCCGATACGGTTAGCACGATCTAACGACCCCGACACGAGCCACCAAGCCGCCGAAAACGCCAGCCTAAGAGGGCCAAGCCAAAGGGTACGGGTATACCGCTACCTACAAGCCAACGGCGGTAGCACCGACTACGAAATAAGCGTAGGGCTAGGTTTACTTAGGTCGAGCGTAGCGAAACGCCGACAAGAACTAGCCGATATAAACCTTGTCACAGATAGCGGGTATCGTCGCGTTACTGATACAGGGACTAGCGCTATAGTTTGGCGCTTGTCATACACCGACCAAAGCGAGGTAGCCGAATTGAGCGACGACGCCCTAGCCCGACATTTTGCGACCGGCTTAAAAATGCTTACCGACGCCCTAGCGGTAAAGCCAACTACCGGCCTAGTGAGCGATCTACGAGCCGACGGCTACGACGAGGCAGCCAACGAGATCGAGCGCCTACGCGCCGAGGTAGCAGAATTACGGGCCGCTAATGGGTTTTAACCTTGACGATTACGAACCGGTAGCCGCCCGCCTAGCGCGTTGGCTTGAATGGGCTAAAATAAATGACCTTGTACCTAGCGTTATTACTGATCTAGTGCATTACAGCGAAAACCGAGCCGTATTTAAAGCCGAGCTAATACTAACCAGCAACACAAACGGCGCTACTTGGACGGTTGCGACGGGTTGGGCAGAGGAAACCCGAGGCGACGGCCACGTAAACAAAACCAGCCACCTAGAAAACGCCGAAAGTAGCGCCGTAGGTCGAGCATTAGCCAACGCCGGCCTAGCTGGCAGCGACCCCAATAAACGCCCAAGCCGCGAGGAAATGCAAAAGGTAATACGAGCCGGCGGCACCCCGGCACCAACCAGCGACGACCGGCCGCGCACGTTTCCTAACAAATTTGCTAAAGCTTGCGTAAATTGTGGCGAAATGGTCGAGGCTGGCGCCGGCGTAGCGTGGAAAGAGGGCGAAAAGTTTAAAACCGCCCACAAAGACGCTTGTATAGAGGCGCCGTTTTAATGGGAACTATGAAAACCCATTATATAAAAGAGCAAGAGCAACGCCGCAACCAGCGCCGCATAGCCGCCCAAGCAACCGCACACGCCGCTAAACCCAAAGCAACCGAACGGCAAATACAGTACGCCCAAGCGTTAGCCAACAAACTAAACCTAGACAACGTAGAACTAATGGCTATCGCCCGACGGTTTACCCCGATCTACGCCCGACCTAAAAGCCTTGCCGACCTAACCCGTATAGAAATATCGCAACTAATTAAAGGACTACAAAATGGGCCGTTTATTTGATCTACTGCTAATTATTGTCGTTATACCGTTTGCGGTTAGTTTCTTTATGCTTGGCTTAGTGTTCACGCTCGAACTAAGAGCAGAACTAAAACGGCGCCGGGGCGAATAATGAATAAACCTATAACTTTTGGCTCACTATTCGCCGGCGTAGGCGGGATAGACCTAGGTTTAGAGGCCGCCGGCTGGCGTTGCGGTTTCCAAGTCGAATGGGATAAAAACTGCCTACAAACCCTTAACTATCATTGGCCCGACGTCCCTAAATGGGGCGACGTAAGCGACGTAAACGGCGCCGAACTACCGCCCGTAGACGTAATAACCTTTGGTAGCCCTTGCCAAGACCTAAGCGTAGCCGGCAAAAGAGCCGGCCTAGACGGCGCCCGTAGCGGCCTATTCCACCAAGCGATACGAATTATTAACGAAATGAGGATAGCCACCAATGGAAAGTACCCAACCGCCGCTATTTGGGAAAACGTCCCCGGAGCCTTGTCTAGCCGAAACGGTACAGACTTTGGGGCAGTCCTTGACGAAATGGCAAAACTACGGCCGTATAGTCTCGAATGGGCAATATTGGACGCGCAATATTTCGGAGTCCCGCAACGACGCCGACGGGTTTACGTCGTCGCTATCCTTAATTCTCCAAAATCCGAGCGAGGTAGACGCCCGATATTTGATCTCCCCGAGGGCCGCCGCCGGAATACTAAGACGAGCCGACGGCCGAGGGAAACAGCTGCCGCCGATCTTACGCCAAGCGTTACAGCATATAGCCGAGCAATAGACGGCGCGACGAGCTTTACGGGTAGCAGTTTCGGCGCTTACCGTGAGGGCGTAGGGACTTTACGAGCCAACGGCGGCGACCTTAGCGGCGGCAGCGAGACGCTTATAGTGGAAAGCCCCGAAACTTACGTAAAAACGGTACGTAGCGGCGCCCGTGACGCCGACGGCAACCTACCGCCGGAACAATGGGCCGACCAGCCAATAGCCCCAACGTTAAATAGTTTTGATAACGGCGGCGATAGTAGGGCAACGGTTTTAGTTTTAGATAAACCCGACCCGGTTACGGCTATGGCTATACCGATAATCGAGGTAGACCCTATAGGCACTTTGCAAGCTCGACAGTATAAAGGCCCTAATCACGAGGCTGCTAGGGACGGGCAACTAATCACTACGGCTATACCGATACAAGGTACGATTATTGGCAGATCAGATACGGCCGGGCCACAAGGCCGAGGCATAGGCGAGGCCGGCGACCCAAGCTATACGCTTGATAGCATTAGCCGACACGGCGTCGCGCAAACTATCGGCTTTAGTCATACGCAAGGTTTAGACCCGCAACCAACCGACGACGGTACCCCAACCTTGAGGGCTGGCGGCGGCGGTATGGCAGTAGCCCAAAATATGACCGTTAGACGTTTAACGCCGATCGAATGTGAACGGCTGCAAGGCTGGCCCGATAACCACACGCTTTACCGAGCCGACGGCAAAACCAACCCCGATAGCACCCGCTATAAAATGACGGGTAACGGGGTAGCCGCCCCGGTTGCTAAATGGATAGCCGAACAGCTAACAGATATTATCTACGACACTTTTTAAAAAGGTTGGGGCGCTTGTAGGTACCACGACGAGCGTTAAACAAACGGCAGAAAATCCTAGGGCCAGCCGTCACCCCAACCGATATAAAACCGATCTACGCATTTAGGCCTACTAAAGGTTGCGCTTTAGGTGGACGACACCCGGAAACGGGCTAGACGTTGTGCGCCCTTAAAGCTATTGGCTTAGTGTCCGGGCTAAATGAAACGACGAGCAGAGTACGAACTACTAAAACGCGACTAGGTGACGGCTTGACTATTAACGGCTACCTTGGGATACTTACCCTAAAACGCGGGAGAAATGACTATATGACCCAAACTGCAAACCGAAAGCAAGGGCGCCCCGCGCCCGCGCTAGTCTGCCGAGCTTGCGACGGTACCACTTGGCGCCCCGACGGCACCAAAGGCCTAAGACGCTGCCAAGCTTGCAATAGCGGTATACTTGCCACCAAATGAAACAAACGCTAACCCACCCGACCGGGGTTACAAGAGGTCGGCCGCCCTTAGCTACTCTTTGGTCGGAAATAGTTGAGGGCGGCCACCAATGACTAAACCCGCCTATAGCGGCCCTTGGCACAAAATCCGCGCACAAGTCCTAAGCAGAGATAACTACCAATGCCAAATAGCCGGTCCACGTTGCACCAACCAAGCCGAACACGTAGACCATATACACCCCGTAGCCTTTGGCGGCGCTTGGTACGATCTCGATAACTTGCGGGCTAGTTGCGCCAAATGCAACCTAGGACGCTCACAAAGACGCCGACAAACCGCTAGCCGTACTTGGTGACACTATGAAACGTTTTCATTTTTTCCCAACAGCCCTTTTTGACCCCGGCAAAGCCCTTATCCGTTTATATTCGATACCAACGGGGTTGGGTTTTGGGTTTGGCCGAAAATGAGCGAGAAACGCGCAAAAGCGCCAAATAAAGCAGAAAAAGCCGAAAGTTTGGCTACTTTTACCGAGATCGTAGACGGGGTTTTAGATCGTTGGCGGCAGCTTGAATTATTGCGCGACGACCACGCCGGCCACGTACTTATCGTTCGCGGTATCGCTCGAGAGCTTGAAAAAGACCCCGGCCAGCCGACATTATGGCGTGAGCTAAGAGTTACGTTTACCGACATTATGAAAACCCAAGGTAGCAACAATGACGAAATTAGCGCCCTTTTTAAAGATATCGACGCCACGCTACGCAACGCCCCGAAACCCTAAAAATAAGACGTTAGGTGCCGAGGTTGCGGCGGTTGCTAAAGGCCTTGGCGCCGAGCTTATGCCTTGGCAACGGCAGGTAGCCGACGTTGCTTTAGAAATGATCGTAGACCCGGCAACCGGGTTAGAGGTACCGCGCTTTAGGGAAATTGTCGTAACCGTACCGAGGCAGTCGGGCAAGACTCTTTTTACGTTGGCTTATGAATTGCAACGGGCGTTACGTTGGGGTAGCCCGCAAACTATCGCCTATACCGCCCAAACCGGTTGGGACGCTCGAAAAAAACTTATAGACGACCAAGTACCGCTAATTATGGCCGGGCCGTTAAAAGCGGCTTTAGATCGCGTTTATCGGGGCGCCGGTATGGAAAGCGTACGGTTTACTAACGGTAGCCGTATAGACGTTTTAGCCAATACCGCTACGGCAGGCCACGGCCGAATAATTGACCTAGGCATAATAGACGAGGCTATGGCAGATACCGACCATAGACGCGAGCAAGCTTTAATACCAGCTATGGCAACACGGCGTACCGCCCAACTTTTAATAACGTCTACCGCCGGTACCCAAGCCAGCATTTACCTACTAGCGAAAACCGACCAAGGCCGAAAAGCTATTAACGACCCGGCTAGCCGTATCGCCTATTTTGAATGGTCGGCCGATCTCGACGCCGACCCGTATGACCCGGCCGTATGGGCGGCTTGTATGCCCGCTTTGAGCTTTACGCAAGATATCGAGACAATACGACACGCCGCCGAAACGTTACCCGAGGGCGAATTTAGGCGGGCGTTTCTTAACCAGCAAACCGAGCAAGACGAGCGAGCAATACCCCAAAACGCTTGGCTAGCTTGCTGCAACCCGAAAACGGCGCCGGTAGCGCCCTTAACCTTTGCGATAGATACCGCCCTAGATAGGTCGGCTAGCTCAATAGCAGTATGCGATAACCAAGGCCGGGTAGAGCTAGTAGAAAACCGGGCCGGTACTAATTGGGTAGTGGATAGGTGCCTAGAGCTTGTACGACGCCACAAAGCCGGCCTAGTAGTAGACGGCTACAGCCCGGCGGCAGCGCTCATAGATCGACTAAAAAACGGCGGGCTAGACGTAACGACCTACACGCTAAAAGACGTTGGTATGGCTTGTAACGTGCTTTACGACGCCATTTTAGATAAGCAGATAAGCGTACGTAGCCATACCCGACTAGACGAGGCCGTAGCGCTCGCTAAACGTAAACCCGTTGGCCAAACTTGGCTTTGGGCAAGAACTAACGGCGACGCCGACCTAACCCCGCTTTACGCTATGACCCTTGCGTACCATAACGCCACTAACCGCCAGCAAACCAGCAAACCGCGTAGCAAAATTTACTAAACTAACCAAAGGCCACTAATGCTTAAACTATCCGTAATTATTCAAATAGCCGGGGCTACTCTTATTAGCGTGGCAATAGGACTAGTAAACGTACCCGGCGGGCTTGGCGCTTTTGGCCTTTTTACCGTTGCCGCCGGTATAGCTTTTGAACGTGACGGCCGCTAATGCTAGGCAAACTTTTTACCCGTAGCGCGTCGAGCGCCAGCATAAACGGCGCCTATATTGACGACCTAGGGCGGGTACGGCGTAACGGGGTAGATAGTTGGGCGGGCGTGAACGTAGACGCCGAAAATACGTTAGCTATACCGGGGCTTTGGCGCGGTATAACCCTTATAGCCGACGGCGTAGGCGCTTTACCTTGGGCCAGCTATCGCGGAGAGATCAAAGTAGACCCGCAGCCGGCAATACTTGAACGGCCCAACCCGCCCGAGACTCTTATAGAAACTAAAAGCGCTATGGTGGCCGGGCTTTTGGTACACGGCAACTATTTAGCGGTATTGGGGCCACCAAATGCGCAAGGCTACCCCGACGTATTGCACCCGGTAGACCCCGACAAAGTCCACGTATGGCGGGAACGTGACGGCGACGACGCCGGCCGCATTAAATACAAGATAAACGGCAGCGAATACGACCAAAGCGAAATACTGCATATTAAGGGCTTTTCTATGCCGGGCGACCTTTTAGGGTATGGCCTTTTACAAGCCCAACGGCAAGGTATCGGCGCTGCCGTAGCCCTTATGGAATACGCCGCCCGCTATTTTGACGGCGGCGTTACCCCGTCGGTAGTGCTTAAATCCGAAAACGACGACCTACAGCAAGACGAGGCCGACCAGCTTAAAGCTATGTGGCTTAACCATTACGGCGGCCGTTCACGTATGCCAGCCGTTTTAAACGCTAGTACCAAATTTGAGGTAGTTAGCGATAACGCTCAGGAAAGCCAAATGGTCGAGCAGCGCCAATACTCTTTAACCGACCAAGCCAATATGCTTGGCACCCCGGGTTACTATATCGGCGCCCCAAATAGCAACCGTACGTATAGCAACGTTGAGCAAGAAAACCAGCAGCTTATACGCTGGACGCTTACCCGTTGGCTTGTACGCATTGAACAAAGTATGAGCGATCTAGTACCTAGAGGCCAAACCGTCAAATTTAACCTAGACGGCCTTTTACGTTCGGATACGCTCGCCCGTTACCAAGCTCACCAAATAGCGCTAACTAACGGCTTTTTAACAGTAGACGAGGTTAGGGCGCTTGAAAATAGGGCGCCGTTAGGAGACGCTTAACCAATGCTAGAAACCCGCAACTATGAACTAGACCTAGAGGTACGCGACGTTGCTAACGAGCGCGTGATATGCGGTATTTGTGTACCGTACGGCGTCGAGCAACGTATACACGCCGGCTTAACCGAGGTATTTATACCCGGCGCGTTTAACGCGGTAACCCGGGCAGCTCACCGGGTAAAACTTTTGCTAGGCCACGACGCCAAAGCGTTACCGTTAGGCCGCGCTCAACTATTACGCGAGGATAGCGCCGGCCTATACGGCGAATTTCGCATAAGCAAGGGCAGCCGTAACGACGACGTACTAGAGCTTGTCGTAGACGGCGCCCTAAACCAGCTAAGCGTAGGGTTTATGCCGCTTAAAGACCGGCGCCGCCCCGACGGCGTCGTAGAGCGCGTAAAAGCTCATTTAGCCGAGGTTTCTTTAGTTACCTTTGGTGCATACGGCGAGGCCGCCGCGCTAACTGCCGTACGTGACGAGCTAGAAAACCCAAACCTAGAGGCCGCCAAAGCCCTTATAGCCAAGCTGGCTAAATGAGATCGACAAGCGTAACCGTAGGCACCACGCCAACGCTTTTGGTAGCGGCCGACGACCTTAACCGGTACGTATATTTGCACGTAGTCGGTAATACGGGCGTATACCTTGGCGGCTCAACCGTAACGACGGCAACCGGCACACTTACCGAAAAGCACACTACCCCAATAGAGTTTTTTATACCTAGCCGCCAAACCCTTTACGGCGTCGTAGCAACAGCTACCGAGGACGTAAGAGTATTAACGCCCGACGTAGATTAAATGCCGTACAGCGTTACAGATAGCGCCGACGGTTGCCAAGGTTGGGCCGTAATCAAAGACGCCACCGGCGAGGTTATCGGCTGCCACCAAACTAAAACCCAAGCCGAAAAGCAACTAACCGCCGTCAATATTGCCGAATACGGCACCGACGACCGAGCCGCGAAAATGCCGATAGCAGTAACCGACATAGACGGCACCCTAGTTACAGCCAGCCAACAGCCCTACGAGCCGGTAATAGAGGCCTTAGACGAGCTAGACGTAGCCGTAGTAGTGCTTACCGGCCGGGGCGAAAACCAACGCGCTAAAACCGAACAGCTACTAGAGGAAATAGACGTAGACTACAACGCGCTCATTTTGGCGGGCAGTCCCGAGGGCAAAGTAGACGCTATGGCCGATCTAGCCAAAGCTTACGACGTTATAGCAGTATTTGAGAATAACCCCGAAACCGTAGACGCCTACCGCAAACTTGGCGTACCGGTTACGGCGGTATCCCAACGCGCCAATATGGAAAAAGCGCAAGAAATCCGCCAAAAGCTATAAAAAGTTTGCTACCGTTAAAACTAACCGCAACCCAAGCGGCCGAGAGTGGCACCCCGCATAGGCGGCACCCCAACCCGGACAAATGGCACCCGGAAATAAAAAACCCGTAAAACCCATTAACCCGAAAAGGATATACCCCTATGTCTAACCCATTTCTTACCGGCTTGGTAGAAAAGCGCCAGCAGAAAACCGAGCTTATCGACGCGACAATGAGCCGCGCCGCCGACGAAAACCGCGACCTTACAGAGGTTGAGCTTTCCAATATCCAAGCTTTGGCAGCAGAGGCCGAAAAGCTCGACGCCCGCATTGAGCAGGTAAACGAGATCGAAACCCGCAACACCAAAGCCGCCGAGCTGGCCGCCAAGGTTGGCCCCGCAACCGAAACCCGCGAAATTGGCGGCGCCCGCGTCACCCGCGAGGAATTGACCTACACCGAGCGTGGCAGCAACGATTTTCTTACCGACGCTTTGGCCGCCGAATTCGGCAACAGCTACGAGGCCCGCGAACGTATCACCCGCCACCAGCGCGAAATGATCGTAGAAAAGCGCGACGTTGGTACGTCGGCTTTCGCTGGCTTGGTCGTGCCGCAATACTTGACCGATCTTTACGCGCCGTTGGCACGTGCCGGTCGCCCGTTGGCCGATATTTGCCGTAAGCACACGCTACCCGCCCAAGGTATGACCGTGAACATTTCACGCGTAACGACCGGTACGGCGGTCGGTTGGCAAGCAGCCGAAAACGACGTAGCAACCGAAACCAATATCGACGACACCCTTTTAACCGTGAACGTAAACACGATTAGCGGTATGCAAGACGTCTCAAAGCAAGCAATTATGCGCGGCACCAATATTGAGGGCGTCGTATTGCAAGACCTTATTAGGGCTTACCATACAAAGCTCGACCAAGGCATTATTACCGGCGACGGCACAAGCGGTACCCCGGTCGGTTTGGATAACTTGACCGGCGAAAACGTCGTAACCTACACCGACGCCAGCCCGTCAGTAGCCGAGCTTTACCCCAAGCTTGCCGACGCTATTCAACAAATCCAAAGCGGAATTTACGCGGGGCCAACCCACGTAATTATGCACCCGCGCCGCTTGGGTTTCTTGCTTTCCGGTACAGATACCACAAACCGCCCGCTTGTCGTGCCTAATGCAAATGGGCCAATGAACGCGACCGGCACCTACGGCAACCTTGGCTACGGTCTCGCCGGGCAGTATTCGATCTTGGGGCTACCGATCATTACCGACGCAAACGTACCAACCAACTTGGGCGCCGGCACAAATGAGGACGAAATCTACGTAGTAGACGCAAACGAGCTTCACCTTTGGGAAACCCAAGACGCGCCAATGTACGTACGTTTCGAGCAGCCCGACGGCCGCGTAGCTATCCGTATCGTACTTTTCGGTTTCGCCGCGTTTACCGGCGAGCGTTACCCCAAGGCCGTTAGCCGTATCACCGGCACCGGCTTGGTAACCCCAACCTTTTAACTAGAGGACGCCCCTAGCTGGCCCGCTTAACCGCCGGCTAGGGGTACCGACCAATGGCAAACCAAATAGACGCCCTAAAACGCGAACGGGAACACTACCTAAACCGAGGCCTTAAAGACCGAGCCGACCAAGTAGCCGCCACCCTAAAAGCTTTAGGCGTCGAGGATAAGCCAGCAAAGCCAGCCGCCCCGGCCGCCAAAACAGCAACGAACCCGGCGCCGGGGCTGGCTACACCTAGTAAGAAACCCGCAACGCGACGCAAGGGCAAATAATGGCTATTACTAACGGTTACGCAACGCTTAGCGAGGTAAAAGCCTATTTAAGCATTAGCGACGCGCTCGACGATACCGTACTAGAGCAAATGACCGAGGCCGCCAGCCGAACTATAGACAAGATCGCTAACCGCCGTTTTTATTTAGATACAAACGCCAGCGCCCGCTTATATCGGGTAACTAACCCTATATGCCTATTTGTAGACGACATAGGCAGCACTACCGGCCTAGTAGTTAAAACCGACGACGACGGCGACGGCACCTACGAAACGACCCTAACGCTAAACACCGACTACCTTTTAGACCCGTTAAACGCCAACCAGCTTGGGCGCCCTTGGACGCAACTAACCCGGCTCGATTACGACGAATTCCCGGTGCCGCTTAACTATCGGCCCGGCGTACAAGTTACCGCTAAATGGGGTTGGCCTACAGTCCCCGACGACATTAACCAAGCTTGCCTAATCCTTGTAGCAGACCTTTTTAAACGTAAAGACGCGCCCGGCGGCATAGTCGGCCTAGCCGAGCTAGGCACTATCCGTTTAAGTCCGTTAGGTCGAGATATAGCCGCTATGGTGAAACCGTACCGGCGGTTGGTGCTGGCGTGACCCCAAGCGCAATACGTGACGGCCTAAAAGCCAACATACAAGCCGGGGTAACCGGCGTACGTTGCTATGACGTAATACCCGATAGCGTAAACGTACCCGCCGCGATCGTCGGCCAGCTTGACATTACCTACCATACCGCTATGAAAACGCTAGTAAATAGCGCCACTATTGAGGTATTAGCCGTAGTGTCACGTATGGACGCCCGTAGCGGCCAAAACTCTTTAGATACCTATATAGCGCCCGAGGGTACCAACAGCTTTAAAGCAGCTATAGAGGCCGACCCAACCCTAGGCGGCGCCGCTTTTGACCTAATATGCACTAGAGCGCAACCCGGAACTATTACTATTAGTGGCATAGACTATTTGCTATACCGTTTAGAGATCGAGGTAACAGCGTGAAAACTTACGAGGTAGTAAGCGACAAAGTAGAGGGCTTTAAGCCCGGCGACGTCGTAAGCGAAAATGAGCTACCCGGCGTGAATTTTGACGCTTTAGCAGAGTCCGGCCACGTAAAAGAAACTAACCCAAAACCCGTAAAGGATAAGTAAAAATGCCATACGTCTTAAAGTCCGTTAAGGTAACCGTTAATAGCGTCGATCTTTCGGCGTATGTAGTGGCTACCAGCCTTACCCGAGAATTTGAGCAAGTCGATAATACGACAATGTCTAGCGGCGGCGCCCGATCATACGGCGCGGGGCTTGAAAATAACACGCTAGAGGTTACTTTCCTTTCCGACTTTAGCGCTACCGCCGTCTATGACACTCTTAAAAGCTTGGTAGGTACTACTACTACCGTTAAGGTAAAGCCAACCAGCGCCGCTACAGCCGCCACGAACCCCGAGTTCACACTTACGGGGTGTACGCTACTTTCGCTACCTTTGGTGGACGGTACCGTAGGCGACAATGCGCAAATGGTGGCGACTTGGGTAGGCGGCGCCTATACCGTCGCTACCGCATAATTTAAGCCAAATTTAGAAAGGTTAAGCAAATGGCAAAACTAGCTATAAATATCACGTGGAAAGACGGAACGGCGCAAGAGGTACGTATCACCCCGGCCGCTGAGGTCGCTTTCGAGGACTGGGCCGGGGTTGGTTTGCATATTGCGCTATCCGCCGAACACGGCAAAAATAAAAACGTTTACCGGCTGGCTTGGGAAAGCCTTAAAGCTGCTGGTACCGTCGTTAAACCGTTCGAGGACTTTCTTAAAGAGATAGACGACGCCGACCTAGTAACGACAACGGTAAACCCTACGTAAAGGGCGGCCGACTATACGAGCTAGCCGCCCTAGGCGCCGAAACGGGCCTAAGTTACCACGATCTAACTACAGCGCCCGACGGCTATATAGACGCTTTAGTAGACTATTTGAATAAGCAACACGAGGCACAAAAGAAAGCAGCAAGACGGCGCTAAATGGCAACTACCGGCAGCTACGGTTACCGCGTCGAGGGTCGCGGCAATATTAAAATACAGGGCATAACCAAAGCCCAACGCGATATACGAAACTTTGACGAAAACGCCCAAGACGACCTAAAAGTAGTGCATTTAGAAAACGCTAAAATCGTTGCCGCCGTAGCCGGGCGCTTGGTGCCATACAAGACCGGCAAACTAGCCGAAAGCGTACGAGCTGGGGCGCTCAAAAATTCGGGCGTAGTACGCGCCGGGTTTCCACGTAAAGACCCGCTTTACGCTGGCCCTATCCACTTTGGCTGGCCTAAACGACGTATAACGCCTAACCCTTTTATTTATGACGCGCTCGACCAACGTAAGCAAGAGGTTATACAAAACTACGTAGACGCCATAGACCGACTAACCAATAAGTACGGGCTACGCTAGAGCTATGACTAAGCCCGTATCCGTACCTATCGTTGGCAACGCCGGGCCGTTACGTAAAGAGCTTAGAGGCGCCAGCGACTCGCTAGGCAAATTTGGTACGTCGGCCGGTAAAACGTTTAAAAAATTTGGGCAAGCTGCCGGTATTGCTTTTGCTGCCGTCGGCGCCGGGGCCGCGATCTTCGCCAAAGACGCCATAGGCGCCGCTAGTGACCTACAAGAAACGCTAAGCAAAACTAACGTTATATTTGGCGACGCTGCCGAGGCGGTAGTCGAATATTCCGAAACTACAGCCAAGAGCATTGGCCAAAGCCAGCAAGAAGCGCTAGACGCCGCTAGTACGTTCGCCGTTTTCGGTAAAAGCGCCGGGCTAGCCGGTACCGATCTAGTTAATTTCTCGACCGACTTTGTAACCCTTGCTAGCGATATAGCCAGCTTTAACAACGCCGAGCCTAGCGAGGTAGTAACCGCTTTAGGTGCCGCCCTACGCGGCGAAAGTGAGCCTATGCGGCGCTTTGGCGTACTTATTAACGACGCCAGCCTAAAAACGGCAGCGCTTGAAATGGGCATATATGACGGCAACGGCGCTTTAACAGCACAAGAGAAAATTTTAGCCGCTAACAAGCTTATTTATGAGCAGACCGGCGACGCGCAAGGCGACTTTTTACGCACCAGCGACGGCCTAGCCAACCAGCAGCGCATACTTAAAGCCCGGCTTAAAGACGTTTCGGCCGAGGTCGGCAGCAAACTA